TAATAAGCAATTTCCGTTGGGTTATCGGATTCTAACACAAGATTAGTAAAAGCAGATACTTTTGCTAATGGATGTGTCAAAAATTCTTCACTAGCCATGTCATAGTCAGAATATGTTTCTCTGGCTTTAGACTCTGCTTGTTGTAGTGATGCCCTGCGTTCTTGTATGGAGCTTTGTTCACGTTGTGCATCAAAACGCTGTTGCACCTTAAAATCTGTTAATGCTTCTAGGTAATCAGGATCATAACGTCCAGCCGCAAACTCATCGGGGTCAGGTGCGCCATTAGCTAATGCTCTTGGTTGCTGTTGTTGTGTACCACTTCGCATTGAGTGTAATTCTTGCTCAAGCCTGTCGGCACGTTCGTTGGCACGTTGACGCTCTCTGCGTTCTTCGTACTTTTCCTTTGTTATTTCATCAATGCGCTTTTGTACGCCTTTTGGCACTCGTTCTGGTTCTGCCTGCTCCTCAGTTTCTTCAACTTCATCTACAAGCGGAGCTTCAATTATATCTTCTACTATTTCTTCTGACATTATGCACCTGTTGGCGGTTGTTGCGGTTGTTGCGCCATTTCTGGCGGTTGTTGAGGCATAGCCTCGGTTTCTTGCTCATCAGCATCATCAAAATCTTCAGTTTCTCCAGTGTTACCCATTGCTAAAGTAGATTCAAGATTTGCTAACGCTAATTGGTGAAGCTGGGCATCTGTAAGCGATGCTTTTGTTTCTATGTCTGCTATGACCTTCATGCGGTCTGTTTGCGCCTTAAATCGCTCAATATCGAGCTTATCTTCATCACTACCAACCTTTGCATTGGCGTTTTGTAGTTCTTGCGTTAAATGCTCTACCATATCAGCCATTTGATTCATTTGTTGCTCAACTTGTGGATCAACTTTAGGCTGTCCATCATCTTCTTCAGCTTTCATTGTTTGCTGTATTTGTGGAGGCAACATTGCTTGCATACGCTTGGCTATTTCATCAGCACCAGGCCAATCAAGATTACGCACAATTAAATCACCAGCCACTTGCAATACAGCAGGGTCGGCTTGTACAAACGCCATCATGCTTTCTGCGGCTTCTTGTCGTCTGGTTGCGTAGTTCGGGCCACTATCTACAACAATGTCGTACTTGCCCACGTTAAAATTATAGATAGACTCAACTCCACCTTGTTGACTAGGTTGCTCCATCTTGGCTTCAGGTTGGTCAGGATTAATGCTAACTTGTTTAGGCACTTCATCCTCGCCAAGTATCCTGATAACTCGTTGCGTATCGTAAATTTTTGGAATCATCTCAACAATAATACGACCAGCTTGACGAATTGACCTGTTAAGGTTATCGGAGAAATGGAAGTTACCAATGCTTGCTTGGCGTTGTTGGCTTAAGATTGCTTTACCAGATTGATTGCTTTCACGATTACCTAACGAAGCATCAAAAATGCCCATTGTTGACTTCATGTCGTCAATAGCCCTTGCCATTGCGGATTCAAAGCCTGGGTTGGTAGTAATGCCTTGTTGACGTTGTGGAGCGCCAACCGTAGTACCACCAAAAGAAACAGGATTATATGTCAACACAGAAATATTATGGCGGTTAGCCATTAGCCATTCTTGTTCGTAACCGTCAATCTGCCCTTCAGCTACAATGTAAGGAGCTCTAGGTGCTAACGCCATAACTTCAGTATTAGCTGATTGCATATAATTGTATTGACGAGCAGGGTCTTTGGCAAAACGTGTTAAACCATGAACATGGCGTTTACCTTCTACCCATACTTCATTACCAAGAACAGGAATGACAGGTATAAATGAAGTTGGTAGCTCAGTTTTGTCTAGTATCTTGTCGCCACCGATCTTGTACCACATGCACTTTTTATCAAACGATGGACGCTCGCCAATAATTAAATCTTTGTATTCGTCAGGCAATTCATCTTTGAAAAGAGTTGAGCCATCTTGTAACTGCACCAACGTGCGAGGCACAGACTTAATTTCAAAGTATTCAGCAACCCTTACAAAGTCTTTACCAAACCAACCTTGACGATCACCAGTAACGCCCTCTTGCCAACTTGCCGTATCAACATCAGGATATTCAATTTCAAAATCATCAAGCGACCAATCTTCAATAACAAACGCCCACTTGGCATCTGAGCCGTCTGGCTCTGTTGATTCTGGATCAAAATAAACTTTGTTAGGATCAACGACACGTTTAATTAAAATGTCTTGGTTAAAGCTGTCATCTTCACAGTAATCAGTAATAATGCGGAAGTATCCCAAGCCACAATCCACTTGCCATTCTGCGGCAGTATCATAAGCAATGTCTGCACGACTGGCATCTTGTATGTGTCGGATCAATCCTTGCATTACTTCGGCAGTATCAACGTCAGACTTATCATCAACAGGACGCACTTTAATGCCAGGTCTGTTTTGGCGTATCTCATTAATGATTTGATTGCGGAATTGAAACAAGCGATTGATAGTGAGCATAGGACGTTCTTGCCCTGGTCGTTCACGATCACGTTTAACCGAGTCAGGCCATTGCTGTCCAAGACGCACAAACTTAATATCGTCAAGGCGCTCGATGCGCCCTTCACTTTCTAAATCAGCAGCAAGGTTAAATCGTTTTTGCGCTCGTTCAATTACTTTATCTTCTGCCATTTGTCAAGTCCAAGTAAGATTTTTGTGCATAATATCACATCCAGCTTCCGCTTCCAACATATCCTGTGCGTTTAGGTTCTTTCTTCTTACGCACGTTTCTAATGCCTTCACAAGCATAGCGCAGAGCGTCCATGATATGGTTATTCTTATCTTCCAGTATAGGAAGTATTCTATTGGTTAGTGGATCAGTCTTGTAGCTGTACGTTGTCAATTCTCTGATGGTTTCATGACAACGAGGATGTACAACTATATCAAACGACTTTAAAAACTCCACACCATCAGCAACCGAGCCTGCACCCTTAACGCTACCATTAATTTTGTTAAAACCATTATTCATCATGTGACTGATTGTTTCTGGCCTGCTACTATCCGCAGTTATAAACCATTTGTCGCTTTCTGGTATCCTGCGAAATAGATCAGGTGTGTTGACGATCTCGCAACCCACCATAACAGCTTCATAATCTATGTATAATCTATTCTCATCAATTGAGCAACGTATTAATGCAGTTGGGTCGTTAGCAAAACCCCAATCAGCGCCAAGTCTGTATATTGTACCAGCAGGGCGATCAAACTCCTCTACCACCCAGTTTTTATAAACCCTTGACTCAGATTTGTTGTTGTATTCTCCAAGCCACACGTGTAAATATTTGTCATGATCTCGCTCACGATCAAAATTCATTTCATCAAGCAATACATTTGGCAACCAAGGATTATCAAGATAGTTGGCTTGTACAACTATGGCATCTTTGGGTAGTTTGTCACCACGCAGCAATAAATCTATTGGGTCTGTTGGTTGGCTAGGATTCCATGAAAAAAGTAATTCAGAATCTGGCGCACGAATAGTAGGTCTTAATAAATCTAATGATCTTTGACTAAGGCTTTGTGCTTCTTCAACCCATGCAATATTAAATCCCTCTAAACTTTTAATAGAATCAGCGGTATGATTTTGCATACCCTGAAATATAATTAAACCACCATTTGTGCATTTGATTTGAGATTCTTGTACTTCAAAAAACTTTTCAACTTCTAAATCTTCTATTTTAGATTCTAATAATTTTTTAACTGACTGAGATAATGATTTTTGTACCTCACGAATACAAACAATATTTGTTTTTTCAATCAAGCATCTTTCAATAATGTATTCAGCAAAAAAGTGTGATTTGCCACTACCTCTGCCTCCGTGAACTCCTTTGTACCTAGCTTTAGCTAATAAAGGTTTAAATGATCTTGGCGTATCAATCTCAATGTTTAGCAATCTAAATCCTTTGGATCAATTATTCTTCTTGTTATGCTTGCTATTGTAAGATTCCCATTAACATTTGCATCAAGATCAACTTGTTTTGGCAATATCTTTCCAATTAACCCCATAAAAGCAACTGGATTTTCACCAGCCTGGCGCACTAAATAATCTTCTCCGCCAACAAGATGAAGCGCATTATTTATCATTGCTTTAATATCAGCAGTTGCTTTGTTAGGAACGCCTTTACGGCTTCCTCCTCCTGTTTTTTTACCGTCTATTGTTGCCATAATTCTCTCTATGTCTCAATTTGAGACTTTGCATTGGGCATTACCCAACGTATTTACCTTTGATGTTGTATTTCAATATCATACAGAGGTTGTTCAAAACCACAATCAATACATACTTTTTTTCTCCAAGAAACATACGTTGCTTGGTATTTATGCTTACATATTTTTGTTTGCTTTGGAACACTAAACAAATTTATTGGAGGCATTTTCATCTTAACTCATCCTCCACTTGCATGTCCTGCCAACGTTCTAACGTATCCATTGCTTCTTGAACATCTTGCTCCATATCCTTTGCACCTCTACCACCAGCGCACAGCAGTTTTTTAATTGCATGTTGCAAACAAGGGTCTGTTACATTAAACAATTCTAACACTCTATAAACATCAATGCCGTCAAGATGCTGTACATTTTTAAAGTAATGACTGTGCTTCATTATAACCCCATAGCAACGACAAAAGCCTTTACTCTAATGCTACTACTAACTTCCTTTAAAAACTCCTGTAATTGAGCATCAGTTGGCATCTTGTTCATGCGCTCACACATTAAATAAAAATAATCCTCGTCACTCATTTGTTAAACACCATTTTAAATATCCCCACTACAAATATCCCCACATATACAATCAACACAAAAGGAAGTAACCACAGTTTTGTCACGTGTCTTTTTATCATAAATCCAGTCCTTTGCGTTCCTGTTGAAAATTACCTTCGTGTAAAACCACTTTACCATCAACCTTAATTGCTTTTGCTTTTACTTCTCCAAACTCTTTTCCAATCTCTTTTATAAACTCTAATAATTCTTCCATCCAATGTCTTGTCCGAGATTCCTGTCCACCTGTCCGTGTCCTAAAGGACACTCGGACAGGACGGACACTTTTATTAATCCTGTACAGCCTGTCCAAAAGTGTCCAATTTGGACAGGTGGACAGACTATAAAACCCAACTATATTCTCCATCAATTGCTATAAGTTCTTGTTTTAACAGCTCTTTTCTGCACTCTGAAAAGTTTTGTCGTCTTTCAGCCAGTTCTTTATGTTCATTAAAAAATGGCTTCCATTCGGACAGACTTACAATTACGTGTCCAGAACCTAAAATGGACAGTTCTGGACGCTCTTTTCCAATAGTTTCTGATGCTAAAACTAAACTGTCCATTGCCTTTTGTAACTTTTTGGACAATGTTTTTTCTTTTGTAGCCACACCCATATAATGTAAATAAACACTTGTAATTTGTTTATCATCATCTTCATCATAAAAAACTTCACCTTCTAGCTCTACTTCTTTAATAACAAAACCCATGTCCGTACCAAAACCAAAATCTTTAGACTTGGTGCAGGAAAATGTAATCCCATCGCCATTCTTTGTAACACAAAACTCTGCGTCCATAGCTGCTTTAATTGATGATGACCCTCTTGATCTACCTTTATCACCATGCCCACTATGGTGAACAGTAACAATGGCTGAATTTAAACGCCTAGCAAGCAACTCTATGGATTTAAAATACATAGCCATATCCTCGCTAGAATTTTCATCACCCACCATGTTGCGGTGTAGTGTATCAATAATAATAATGTCAGGTATAAAATCTAACTCGGTGACTATTTTTATAACTTCATCAGCTTCCTTATTATCAAGTAAGTTGATTGATCTTCTGCTTAACCGTATATTTTTTGGTGTTAAGCTATACTTTTGAGATAGAGCTTTAAACCGCATAGAAGCACCACGAAAACCCTCACCTAATATATACAATGTCTTTAATTCTTCTTTTACTTTATGATTATGCCAGTCTTTACCATTGGCGGCACAAAACGCCCAATCCATCGCAAATAAACTTTTACCAGCACCAGACTCCCCAAAAAGAAGATTCATGCTACCACGCTCAAGTATGCCTTTAATTAACCAGTCAGGTTTGCTAATGCTTGCCATCATATCTTCAATGGCAACAAACAATTCTTCTGGTTTTACTTTACCAAAAATGGCTTCCCTAACTGCATCAATGCCTAATTCTGACATCATGTCATTGAAGTCACCATCAATGGTTGGCAATACAATATCAACTCCACATTCTTTTGCCTTGTTAATACCAACTCCACTGGTGTCATTGTCGGCACAAATAACTATTTTCTTGCCAATGTATTGGCTTGCAATCATTTGTGTAATGGTTTTTAAATTGCCAGCACTAAAAGCAATACAAACTGCATAACCTGTTGCTTCATTAAGACTGTCCGCTGTTGCAAAACCCTCTGCGATTAATAAAGTTTCACCAACAGCAGGGTCGCCAATCCAACAATGACCACCTGCCATCTTACCGCCAGCATGAAATCTTTTAGCGCCATCACTAAAAATTGCTTGTACTGATTGCAAAATACCATCTGAACCATAGACAGGTATAAGCAACTTACCGCCAAACATACGCGCCATATTTGGCTTGATGCCTTTGTTGGTAAGATAGTCATGGCTTACTACTGGAACGGCATTGTCAAATAATACCTGTGCTTCCTTTGCAGCTACAGCATAAGCCTGGTCACGTTCAGCAACTGCTTTGCGTTTGGCTTCCTCAAACTGTTGACGCATGGCTTCTTGTTCGTGTATGTCTGGAACATAATCACGTTTTTCAAACCATTGGTGCTGTTCACCACTACGCCAACAGCCAAACACAGCTCCTTTTGCATCGTCAAACACATGCACCCAACCAGAACGATCATTGCGCCTGCCGTTGGTTGAAAATCTAGTGACTTTTCCTATGGCTATATTAGATGGTGGTTCATAGCCAACCGACCTTATTGCATCGCAAAGATCAGGTAGCACTACAAATTCTCCAAAAACTCACTAAGAATAACAACTTCTTTATGGGGAATGTTTATCATTTTATTGTTAGCAATTTTCCACAATAAATTATAACCAATGTCAGTTGCTCCGCTGACAGCTTTTAAGTTCATAAAAACTAACTTGTTTTGTATTTGTTCGATGGTTAACATTTTTATTTCCTATTTATTTAATTAAGGTGTTGCAATTCTAAATTAAATCGGTAAGATATGCAACGGAATAAAGAAAAAGTTTTTTAACCCTCAATGAAGGAGTAGTAAAGATGAGCATATTAAGCTCTATAGCAAAACCAGATGATCGTCCGATCATTTGCACATTAACAGGTGATGCAGGATTAGGCAAAACAAGCCTTGCAGCAACCTTTCCAAAACCTATATTTATCAGAGCAGAGGACGGCTTACAAGCCATACCTGTTGCTTCAAGACCTGATGCTTTTCCCATTCTTAATACTGTTGACCAACTATGGGAGCAACTAACCGCTCTTATAAAAGATCAGCATGATTATAAAACTTTGGTGATAGACAGCGTTACCCAGTTAGACAATTTATTTATGAATCACA